ATAGAAGTTTCAGCGACCATCATTTTTGAACAGTGATAGCACTTAAAACGGCCTTTTCTAAGAAGAATTCTAGTTTGAATTTTTTATACTAGAAAATCAGAACCATAATACCTATATAAAAATATTATAGTTCTAATAGGATTTACCCAAAAGTTTTAAGGCGGTCTTTTTAGAACTTTAATCGTTTGAAATTTAGGTAGCAAATTTGTTTCTATTTTGTCAACTTTTCCTATTTTTATCTTGTTGAGGCTGGTATTTTAACAATTCAGGAATTGATAGTGAATGTGTAAAATTTTTTGTTAGAATAAGTTTATAAAAAAGAAAAGGAGTATTTGATTATGTTACAAAAAATTTATGAGCAGATGGCTAATTTCTATGATAGTATTGAAGAAGAGTATGGTCCTACATTTGGTGATAATTTTGACTGGGAACATGTTCATTTTAAATTTTTAATTTATTATTTAGTGAGATATGGCATTGGTTGTCGTAGGGATTTTATCGTTTACCATTATCGTGTTGCTTATCGTTTGTATCTTGAAAAATTGGTAATGAATCGGGGTTTTATTTCTTGTTGAGGTAATTTTAGTAAATTTCCGAACTAATTTACTCTTTTATGGAAAGATAATAGTAAATAGCTAGTAATTTTTCTAAATCATTTTTTAATAGTTGGAAATAGCAAATCTTTCTATTGTTTCTTCTTGATAAAAAGGCGATTTTTTATTATAATAAATTGTAAGATATAATTGCAGGTGAGAGTCCTGCCATGTATGTGAGAAAGGAAGAGCCTGAGGGCTCAGACAAAATTATGACTTCAGTTGTTGTTGTAGGTACCCAATGGGGTGATGAAGGTAAAGGGAAGATTACAGACTTCCTTTCAGCGAATGCAGAAGTGATTGCACGTTACCAAGGTGGTGATAATGCTGGTCACACGATTGTGATTGACGGTAAGAAATTTAAGTTGCACTTGATTCCATCTGGGATTTTCTTCCCTGAAAAAATATCTGTCATTGGGAATGGTATGGTTGTAAATCCTAAATCTCTTGTAAAAGAGTTGAGCTATCTTCATGAGGAAGGTGTAACAACTGATAACTTACGTATTTCTGATCGTGCGCATGTTATTTTGCCTTATCATATCGAGTTGGATCGCTTGCAAGAAGAAGCTAAGGGCGACAATAAGATTGGTACGACAATTAAGGGAATTGGTCCAGCTTATATGGACAAGGCTGCTCGTGTTGGAATTCGTATTGCAGATCTTTTAGATAAAGATATTTTCCGTGAGCGTTTAGAACGTAACCTTGCTGAAAAGAATCGTCTTTTTGAAAAATTGTATGACAGTAAAGCGATTGTTTTCGATGATATTTTTGAAGAATATTACGAATATGGTCAACAAATCAAGAAATACGTGATAGATACATCTGTTATCTTGAATGATGCGCTTGATAATGGCAAACGTGTGCTTTTTGAAGGTGCACAAGGTGTTATGCTAGATATCGACCAAGGTACTTATCCATTTGTTACGTCATCAAACCCTGTAGCTGGTGGTGTGACAATTGGTTCTGGTGTCGGTCCAAGCAAGATTGACAAGGTTGTAGGTGTATGTAAAGCTTATACGAGTCGTGTAGGAGATGGTCCTTTCCCAACTGAGTTGTTTGATGAAGTGGGAGAACGTATCCGTGAAGTGGGTCATGAATATGGTACAACAACTGGTCGTCCACGTCGTGTAGGTTGGTTTGACTCAGTTGTGATGCGTCATAGCCGTCGTGTTTCTGGTATTACTAACCTTTCTTTGAACTCTATTGATGTTTTGAGCGGTTTGGATACTGTGAAAATCTGTGTGGCCTATGATCTTGACGGTCAACGTATTGACTACTATCCAGCTAGTCTTGAGCAATTGAAACGTTGCAAGCCTATCTATGAAGAGTTGCCAGGTTGGTCAGAAGATATTACCGGAGTTCGCAATTTGGAAGATCTTCCTGAGAATGCGCGTAACTATGTTCGTCGTGTGAGTGAATTGGTTGGCGTTCGTATTTCTACTTTCTCAGTAGGTCCTGGTCGTGAACAAACAAATATTTTAGAAAGTGTTTGGTCCTAAGAGATTTTTAAGATTTGTTTAAGATAGGTCGGGTATACTATAGACAGTTATAAGAAGACCTCCTAACTTGTTGTAACAAATATCCTAAACTTTTCTTTTTCATAATAATCTCCCTTAACTCCACCCAATCAGGTGGAGTTTTTTAGCTCTATTTCAGGCTTTTGGGGACTATTCTAAAAATAATTTTTCGATATTTTTCGGATTTTGGTCGGGGAATTGGCGGGGACTTTTTTAGCGAATATGACTAAGAAATAGGTCTGTTGTCGCTTCAGCAAGTTCGTCCTCTACTTGATTGTAACGATCCGTCATATAAACCTTTGTATGCCCCAGCGCCTGGCTTAATTGTTCAAGCGGAACCCCTGCAATAATGCTTTGAGTCGTGAAGAAGTGGCGCATCATGTGAGGTGTTACATGCAATCCTGTTGCTTCATTCACTAGATTGAAGTTTCTATTTAGCTGATTTGGATTGATGAGACCACCTTTCTCGTTGATAGTTATATAATCCTTGTGCTGTTCCTTGATAATTCCTAACTTTCGCTTAATCTTAGAAGCTTCAGCTATCAGATAATAGATCAGGTCTGTTCCGATATCATCAAGGCAGACATATCGCTCTGAATCCTTCGTTTTAAGCCCTCCTTTCCCTTTTAAGGTCTGGTTGCTTCGACTGTCTCTAAGATGCAGTATAGCCCGTCCGCTGTCGTTCTGAGTGATGTCCATTGGACGCAATCCAAAGACTTCTCCTCTTCTCAATCCAAAAATTGTCAGATAGGTCAGAGCGTAGAATTGTTTTGGCATAATCTCTTCTGCCTTTGCTATCCAAGTCTTGAACTCTTTGAGAGTCACTTTCTTGTTTGCAGCAGGGATATCACTCTGGCCGATGAAAACACCTTTCAAGCGATTTGAGAGCAGATTTCCATTTTTGACGGCATCATTCAGCAATGCCATGAAGCTGGAATTGAGGGTTTGAACAGTGTATCTGGTATGGTTCTGCAACTTTTCAGCGATAAATAGTTCATACTCATTTCTATCCAAATTTTTAAGCAGGATAGAACCAAACTTTGCCTTGATATGGTTCTTATAGAGATTGTCATTGAGGTAGTAGGAAGTGTCATTCCAGCGCCCTGTTGACAATCTCTTTTCAGAATAGATATCCCAATATTGATCAAGCGTTAGATTCGTATTGATACCTAATTCTTGTTCTTGGATTTGTTGCTCAAGCTCTACCAAGGCTGCACGAGCTTGAGGGAGAGTTGTGAAACCACTTTTACTTTTTTCTCTTTTTTTACCTCGGAAGAAAAAAGAACGTCTGACATAGTAACGCTTGCCTTTAGCAGTCTCATAGTAATAGATATTTGGGTATTTTGTTTTATTATATTTCATTGTATTCTCCTTGTTTATCGGCTTCTGGACAAGGTCTAAACATTGAGAATATTGACATCACCCCTTTCATGGTGTAAAATAGGGTATAGAAAAGAGGCCTTTTTAATGGCTGATTTTTTATAAGGGTAAGCTTCACAATCAAACTTTGGCGAGGGCGATTGTGGGGCTTTTTTTTTATTTTCTGAATAGTTTGTATAGTTTATACAAACTCCAAGCTGTCAAAGGGACTGCAAGGAATGGAGCGATTGGAATACCAACAACTCCAAAAAAGACTAAGAAAAGATACAGTGCTGAAAATATGATTTTATTGGCAGGAAGTTTTTTCTTAGGAGATGTTTCTGAAAGATTAATCTCGTTTACTATATCAGCGACACTGTCACTAACAATATTTTGTTCAATATGTTCAGTTTCAGTTGTTTTAGTTTCAATAGCTTCAGTTTCCGTAACTTCTTTATTGGAAATGTTATCATCAATTATCTCAGATGATTCGCTCTGAATTACTTCTTTTTGTGAAGAATCAACAATGGTAAGGTAAATTTCAAAACCAACATCCAAATCATTATTTGTGACAACTTTTTCTTCATACTCGTCCCATTCTTTATATGGGCCACCTTTTATCTCTCCCTCTATTACAAAGTTATATTTTTTATTATCAAAATATTTTCGTATTGTTTTAGCAATGGTTGCAGGAACATATCCTACATGATTATCAAATATCAAAACTTTTATAGCATTAGGATCATATCTATTATCTACTTCTGGAACGAGCTCAATATTGAAAAAGTCTAAATCTTGATATTTGAAAACTTTCAGACCATATTCTTCAAGTTCTTCTCTAAGTTCCTTAGTTGATAAATTGCTATAGTACTTTGCATATTCTGGGATTCCGTTATCTTCAGCAATCATATTGCAAGCTTCTTTTACTGCTTTTTTATATTTTGTCACTCCAGCGACTCTGAATAATATTTTTTCAACAGTCTTTTGCATATATTTCCCCTCTATATAAATATCTTCAATGCAATTTTTAATTTACTAATGCCAAGTACTCTTCCTTGACCATGACTTCATTAGTCATAGTTTTTAGATTGTAGTAAGACATGAATTTGAGGTAATCAAACTCTGTGGGGTCGTCTAAGCTTTCTAGTGCGTCTTTCACGAGATGATGGATCATATTCCTATCAGCTTCGTTTTCACAGCGTAGGCGAGCGTTTTGGTACTCTGAGCGTGTATGGTCTTTGTGTCCGAGTTAGTGTAGGGCGACTTGGATTTGTTGTTCAGGAGCTAAGTTGTGGTCAATAGCGAGTACGTTTGTGTCTGGATTGTAGAAACCGCTACTGTGCCAGTTTGAACCGTCGAAGAGACAAAGCTCTACTTGATATTCTTCGCAGAGTTTAGCGAGTATCATAGTTCTCCTTCGTTATTTATAAACATCTCTGCGGTGGGCGATTTCCACGGCTAGGACGACTAGTTTATCGTCTTGGATATCACAGATGATGCGGTAATTCTCTACTCTGTATCGCCAGTAACCTGCAAGGTTGGCTTTTAGTGCTTTTCCGTGTTGTCGTGGATTGGTCGTGTTTTCAATGTTTTTAGCAAGCCAGGATAGGATTTGTTTTCTGGTTGGGGTATCTAGTTTTTTAAGTTGCTTGAGAGCTTTTTTATCAATATCTAGCCGATACATTAAGCAATATCCTCTCGAGATAGTCCTAGTTCATCCAAGACCTCATCCATGGTATAAGTAGCTGGGTCGGCTAAATACTCCATATAGGCTTGGTCGGCTGCTCGTGCGTCTTCGATATCTTCCATGAGTACCATGAAGTCGTCAAAATCCATGGTTGTTGTGTCGATACCGTGTTTGGTTAGGTAGTCCGTGATGTAGGAGTTTTTTTCTGTGAAATTGATCGTGATAGTCATTAGCGTTCTCCTTTGCTTTTGAAGTGGGCGGATAGAACGGATGTGATGAAGTCGATATCATCTTCATTTAGTGGTTTTCCGTCAAATAACATGGTGTTGGCTGCTGCTTTGCGTAAGTCTATGATTTGTCCATTTACTTGAGCAAATTCATCACTTCCAGCGATAGCAGGATTATCTGTCCGTCCGAGTAGGTAGTCAGCACTTACATTAAAATAATCAGCTATTTCTTTTAAAACTTTTGAACTAGGATTACTTCTTTTTAATCGATATAAAGTATTAGTTCCATAACCAAGTTTTTCTTCTAAAATATTTATAGAAATCCCCTGTTTATCAGCTAATTCTTTTATTTTATCGAATGCTACAAACATTAATTTTTCAACCTTTCTAAGCAAACGAAAAATAATTTTAAAATATTTGTAGAAAATAGTTGACTTATTTAGTCAAATATTTTAAAATAATATTCGTAAGCTAAAGAGTTAGCGAACTAGACAACTAAAAAATAAAGCCTTACAAAACTGATTGGCGTCCGTTTACTGTAGGTAAAACTTACTTTTAGTAGGTCTTTTCTCTATGTTTTTATTTTAAAACATTTGACTAGAGTTGTCAAGAAGTTCGCTAACTTTTTAGATAATTTTTTAAAAGGAGGTCAGGGATGAACGAAGAAGACCTGAAAGAATTATTGGAACTCTTAGCGACAGATTATGGGCGAGGGTATCTAGATGGAGTAGTTGGGGGACTTTCAATGCTTTTGAAAATTTCAAAAGAAGCAGAGAAATATAGAAAGGAAAAATATGAGTAAAGCAAAATTATTAGTCACATAAAGTAGGTAAACGAGGTAGGAAATGATAGAAACACTGGAAATAAAAATAAACAAAAAGACATACTTCATATCTGCAAGGGCAGATGTTCCAGTCAGGTATAAAGTTATGTTTGGCAGAAATCTCTTCGATGACTTTTCGAAAATAAAAAACAATAAAGATGAAACTCTATCACTTTGTCTATTATTTTGTATGACAGACAAATCGTCAGAAGAATTCTGTAAATTTTTTATTGAAAATAATTCATATATAACAAGTAGACATCACTATGAGGCAATAAGATTATTTGAAAAACATTTTATCTTTAAGCCCGTAACATATTCACTAGAGGACATAGTTCAAATCCTAACAATATATCTAGAAAATACTAAAACACAGATTGGAGGAAAAAATGAGTAAAGAACTAAAAATAATTAAGGCTAAAATTAAAACTCGTTTGATTGAGTTGGATATGACTCAAGTCGAATTGGCAAAACAAGTATCTGTAGCATCATCAGTTATTTCAGAGTTGCTGAAGTATGGAAAAGGAAGTGATTATGTGAAAGAAAAAGTCGTAGATATTTTGGGTATTGAAAACCCTTGGGAAAATAGTTAGAGCATGAGGAAATAGTATGAACAACGCAGCGCAAAAAGTAACACGGATTGACAAAGATGCCTGGGAGATTGCTACGGAGCTGGCGAACGAGTACGGCGTATCTATTTGTCACATCATCAGCGAGAGCGTCCGCTACTGTGCAGAGAATGCCGAATTTAAGGAGATGGACGTTGTCGTTAAACGATTGGTAGTCGGCAGTAAGGTGCTGGAGTAGGAGGGTGGAGATGAATGAACTAGTATGGTTTTACTTTGTTGTCATAATCAATCTTATCATTGGTTTTGCTACATACTACGCTAGCAAAAGAGATAGAGAAAAGCGCATCAACGGGTTTAAAAAAATACAAGATGATGAGCTTGAAAGAGTTAGAAATAAATTTAATTTATGATTTTTTAGAAGTCTTTTGAATAAATCTTTTATTTAAGTTTTGTTTGCTATTGCTTGCTTTATTAGCTATTTTTAAAGCTTTGTCAAAATCAACCTCGCCTGTAAAAACTTTGTAGGTAAGATCATTCATCTTCATAGACTTGTCGGTTTCAGTATCAAGCTGAGATACCTTCTCAAGTTCTTGCAACCGTAATTCATGAGCTTGTTTGATTTTTTCAAGTTCAAAGGCATGTTGCTGTTTTAGAGTATCTATCTGATGATGAAATTCTCTTTCGAGTTTTTCAACAGTATGTGAATGTTCTTTGGCTTGTTTTTCAATCTCAGCTTTATTGTTAGCTTTTGATGCGACATATGACCATAACCCTGATATTATTGCAAGAATAATACTAATCACAGGTTGAATAAGAGCTTGATATTCCATAAGATTTCTCCAATCGTTTTATTTTAATTATACCAAATTTAGAAAGGAACTTTATGAACGAAATTTTTAATTTTCACGGGCAGGAAGTCCGTACTTTGATCATTGATGACGAACCTTGGTTCGTTGGGAAAGATGTTGCAGACATCCTAGGATATAGCAAGGCTAGAAATGCGATTGCTCTTCATGTTGATGAAGATGACGCCCTAAAACAGGGCCTCACAGATAATTTAGGAAGGGTTCAAGAAACTATCATCATCAACGAATCTGGCCTCTACTCTCTTATCTTATCCAGCAAGTTGCCTCAGGCTAAAGAGTTTAAGCGCTGGGTGACATCAGAGGTTTTGCCAGCTATTCGCAAGCAGGGCGGTTTCATTCGCGAGGACTTGGACGAGGATGCCTTTATCGCTCTGTTTACTGGCCAGAAGAAATTACGTGAGCAACAGGCGACCATGCTGGAAGATATTGACTATCTCAAGAGTGAGCAACCGATTCACCCAAGCTATGCTAAATCGCTCCTGAAGAAGCGTAAGGCTCGGGTCGTGGTTTGCTTAGGTGGCATTGATAGTCCGGCTTATGCGGATAAGACTTTCGCTCAGTCAGTCTTTAGACAAGCTGAGATTGACTTTAAAGACCACTTCAACATTAATCGCTATGACTTGCTACCGAAAAAATTCGCAGATGCAGCCTTGGCCTATTGGATGACTTGGGAGCCAAGCACCAATACCAAGATGAAAATCATGAAATTGAACTCATTTGACGAAGGGTAGGAGGGGAAGAAGATGGACAATGTTCTACTTTCACTGTCTGAATGGATTAAATCCATTATCAAGGACACAATCACAAGGCTAGTCGAAATAGAAAAAGATAGTGACCACTATCCAGAGCTGATGGATGTGAACACTACCTGTGATTTTCTAGGAATTAAGTATGCCACCTTTTCAGATAATTATCGTTACTTAAAGGGATTTCCAAAGGAATTACCTGGTAAGAAATGGTCAAAAAGAGCCATCAAAGAATGGCTCTCTAATCAAATATAATAACTTTACTAAAAGGCTTCTGGACAAGGTCTTAGCAAAATTATTTGACTATATTATAGCACAAAAAGAGGATAAGGAGATAAAAATGTTTGAACCACCGATTTTAGACCAGCTGATGGGGGTTGGAGCCTTACTGCTTGGATTTGCAGGGGCTTGCCGTCATATCAAATTGCAGGAACAACGCAAGGAAGAAGAAAGACGAGAAGAGCAAGAATTTGCGTCTATGATTATCCAAGTGCGTAATCATGCATATGAACGTGGTAGAGAGGACAAATGGCAAGAAATTCGCAAGAATATTCGCAGAGAGTTCAAAGGATTCACATATGACAACGAACCGCCTGTAGGCTTGCGTCCTGAGCCGTTAGCTTTGCCAGAACCTAAACAGTCTGCAATCAGATTTTTGTAATGAGGAGGTCAGGAAATGCAAGAATTGATTGAATCGCTGGATAACCTGATTATGATTGTTAAAGAACTGGAAGGAAGGGAATCAACTTCAAGACATTTTATTACGATATGGGAAAACGATTATAAAAATCTATTACGAGTCAAAGAATACCTAACCGACTATGAAAAACTAGCAAAGGACTATCGTTATATGACCCTTAAAAATAAGCTGCTAAAGATTGAAAAAATGGAGCTGGAAGGCAGGTACATCTATGAAGATATGCGGATGAAGTATCGTGCCAATCGCAGGAAGTGGGGTGCTCGGTATGTCTGAAATCAAGTGGATAAAAATCAAAACGGATATTTTTGACGATGAAAAGATGTGTCTAATTGATGCCTCGCCTGATCGTGATGCAATTATTGTAATCTGGATCAAACTTATAACACTAGCAGGCAAATTGAATACAAAAGGCGTACTAACCATTTCTAAAAACATTGTATACACCGATGAAATGCTTGCACAAACGTTCCACCGTCCGTTGAATACAGTTCGTATGGCTCTTGAAGTTTTTGAAAAGTTTGGAATGGTTGAAAAAATCGATGGAGTGATAATGTTACCCAATTGGGAGAAACATCAGAACATTGACGGCATGGAAAAAATAAAAGAGCAAAATCGAAATAGAGCAGCACGTCACCGACAAAAACAGAAATTACTTGCACAGAACAACGAAAGTAACGTTACTGATAACGTTATGGATAACGTTATGGATAACGTTACAGTAACGCATGGTAACGCACTAGATAAAGAATTAGATAAAGATATAGAGATAAATAATAATAAGGTGATGATTAGTTCCAGCCTTTCTGAAAATTTGAAAAATAGCGGAATCCATCTAACTGATAAGTCACATCAACAGTTACTTGATTATGTGGGACTTGATGGAATGAGTTTCGATATGTTGAACCGTGCAGTCGAGAAAACTTCCGGATCACACAAACCTAGTTTCAATTACCTAATAGCCATTCTTGAAAGTTGGAAAAAGAAAGGCTTCACATCGATTGAGCAGGTGGATGAGGACGACCGTAAATATAAAGAGGGTAAGAAGTCAAGACAACAAAACGATAAAACATCGGAACAGGAGGTAAGGGACGAATGGGGATTTTAGAACTAATTGAGCAGTTCGAGATTGACTATTATCCGTTAAGCTACGAGAAGAAAACTCTTTTAGCAGACCAACCAATTCATCCAGTGGTTGCCTGCTTGTCTGAAATGGCTAGCTGGCATGAATGCGGAGGTCGGCTAGTATGGTAGACAATGTGTTTGAGGAAATCGCCTTATCTTATCGTAGGAATACAGAACAACAAGAAGAGTTCTGCGAAAAGCATAACATCCCTTTGATAAAGATATTGAGGACCGAGAGTGTTGTATGTCGCATGTGTGAATCTGAGCGGATTCATGAAGAAAATCAGGAAAGAGTGAATGAACTGGCTAATGCTGAGAATGAGCGAGAGAGGAAATACTATCTTGAAAAGTTCTCTCTTTATGATGAAATTTTGAAAAATGCTACTTTGGACAATTTTGAAACACCAACCGAAAAAGAAGCGGAAAAGCTAGCTTTTGCAAAGAGGATTTGTCGTGAGTGGTCTGAGGGTGCTAGGAACAACATTGTACTTCAGGGAGAAGCTGGAACTGGTAAGAGTCATTTGGCTTTTGCTATGGTTAAGGCTCTATCTGAGTACACGAAAGAGATTGCTATTTTTATTAACGTAACTGACTTGCTGATGAAGATTAAAGCTGATTTTAGTCAGGAAGAGTTTCTGGTCAATAAAATTGCTAGTGCTAAGTTCTTGGTTTTGGATGATTTAGGAATGGAAAAAGATAGCGAATGGTCATTTACTATTCTCTACAATATCTTGAATAAGCGTTCAAACACAATCATTACCACAAATTTGATTTCTGCCGATATTCAAAAAAGATATGGCAGACCTTTCATGTCCAGACTAATGAAGGGTGTAGATAAAGACCATTTGATGGTTTTCAATGATTTGACAAACAAGCGAAAGCAATATTTTTAGAATAGGGGTGGCTGATGTTTATTTTAAAGCATGGGACAAGAGAGGATAAGCCGTTTCTAAGGTCTGCAATTATCAGTGTGACTGGCTTGGATATTTCGTGTTCTGAGGAGAAGAAAGCCATGCGGTTTATTTCTCGGGCGGCAGCCTTACAGGTTAGCAAGGCATTGAGAGGTTCCTTTGGGAACTTCTACCCTGTCGAGGTGGAGTGATGTTAGAGCTTTATTTCGTCTACAACGGGCACTGTAAGTTTTTCCTTGGGAGGTTTGACAATGTCGATGATCTCATTGAGCAGATGGAAGACCATCAGTGGGCTTTCTCAGCTATCACTCATCCAAGGTTTCAGAAGCACATTGGTCAGCGGACGACACGATTTGACTACGGTTCTAAGGATTGTTACTATTTAGCGACTTTTTCAGGAGGAGAAAAAAATGATTGAACTTATTAAAGAATTTGGAATGGCTATTCTGTGGTTATTTCTTGGCTATTTAGTCGGGGAACGTGCAGCAAGAAAGGAAAAGAAAGATGATCAATAACGTTACATTTTTAGTGGGAGGTAAGAAACATGGTTGGAGTAACCTATCAGGAAATTCATCTCTTTGTTGAATTTTTGAAAGAGCAGTACGGGCAAGGTCGTCCAGACTATATTGAAGCCCTGAACGACTTAGACGGTCTGGTGGAAGTCTCCTACAGAGAAGCTATTGAAAGATTTTTAGAAGATGAAGTACGATAAACAGGCTGAGATTGACGGACTGAAACGCACGATCGAGCAAAACGAAGAGAAGATAATCGAGTATTCGAAGCCGTGCGATGCACGCAAGAGACGGATTAGAGCGCTGGAGCGCGATTTGTTGAGGAAAAAGAATAAAGAATTAAGACGGAAAGCGGAGGAGTTGGAATATGATGGAAGAGTTAAAGCAAAAAGTTAATGAAGTATACAACTGGACGGTAGAAGACGGGAAGCCGCAACCTCCCAAGCAAGATTTACCACAAGCGGTGAAAGACCGGGCGGACTATTTTTGGGAAATGGCAGAAGATGGTATGACGTTTATGGGAGCGATGGAATGCATCTTCGCTGATGAAAAGCCTACAGACTATGATTTGGGAGCTACTAAGGGTTGGTTGCCAAAATCTAAGGAGTTTGATGATTGGGTTGGCTATTCGCCAAGCATGTCTCAGTTAGTTATTGCAGTTTATTTGATTTACAGAGGAAGCGAAGATGAAACTTAATGAATTGATTAAGAAATATAAAAAACTTGAGGGTGTATGGAATGCTGAAGGAGCAGAACTAGTTCGTCAAATTTTTCTGCAAGACTTGGAACAACTAGATAAACCGCAACCAGTCAAAGTTCCGCAGTGTGTGGCGGAATATATAGAATTTAAAAAGAAAAACAATTTTCATGTTTACGGTCTTGCTTGGCTTAACGGCTACGAGGTCGAAAAAGAGAAGCGGTATTTTGTTAAGATTAAAGGGAATATTAAAGAAAATATGTTGGTTTATGGAGAACTTTTGAAAAGGTATTTCTTTACAAAAAGCTTTAGTTTAGACGATGTTATATATTCCCACACTCGTAAAGAACTAGAAGCCGCAAACTTCGGCTGGGTGTTTGATTGCCCAGGTATTGAGATTGAGGAGGTGGAATAATGGGAGATATACGAATACTAGACGCTTGTTGTGGCAGTCGTATGTTTTGGTTTGATAAAAATGAGAGTCATACAACTTTCATGGACATCAGACAAGAAAAATTTGAAATACATGGAAAAAGGTAAACGTAAACCCTGACGTTGTCGGAGATTTTCGTGATATGCCATTCGATGGTGAAACATTTAATCTAGTAGTATTTGATCCGCCACATTTGAAATGGGCAGGTCAAAACTCAATTATGCGATCACAATATGGCCAGCTGGATAAAGTTACCTGGTCGGAAGATTTAGCCAAGGGTTTTGAAGAATGTATGAGAGTTCTAAAAGTTGGAGGTACTCTAGTTTTTAAATGGTCTGATTGTCAAATCAACGTTAAAGAAGTTCTTAAATCTGTACCTTTTAAACCATTGTTTGGACAACAAAGAGGTACTACGCATTGGATGACGTTTATGAAATTTGAGAAGGTCACAGAGAGAAAGGACGGCACGTTTGTAAAAGAGGAGGATTTGGCATGATACCGAAATTTAGAGTGTGGCATCATGAATTAGGTAGACTGATGTCAGTCAAATGTATGTTTTTTCAGGATAGCGAGATTGAAGAATTTGAGTTAAACGATGCTTTAATGAATGATTACATTACAGCTTATCCTGATGAAATCGAACTCATGCAATCAACAGGACTCAAAGACAAGAACGGCAAGGAGGTATTCATCGGTGACATCGTTAAATGTACAAGAGGATGTCTCCATGAAGTATATTTAGAAAAAGAATACGGTGGTACATTCATAGGTGGAATGCCTGCTGTATACCTAAAAGGACTTGGAGATGGATATGCGTGGACGGAATATGAGGAAATCATCGGCAACATCTACGAAAATCCAGAGCTTTTGGAGGATAAATAATGAACCCAGAAATAATTGACAATATAAACAAACCAAGCCACTACCAAGGTGCAAACGGTCTTGAGGCTATCGATGTTGTGCATAACTTCGTTGGGAGCCTTTCCGGAGCGTCTGCTTTCTTTTGGGGCAACGCAATCAAGTATATGTTACGGTTTCAAAAGAAAAATGGTCTGGAAGACCTGAAGAAAGCTAGAAAGAATCTTGACTGGCTGATTGAGGAGATGGAGCATGAGTGAATACGCATTGTATGAAGGCGACACCTTTATTACCATGGGGACGCTTGCGGAAATCAGCAAAGAAACAGGAATTGCTGAACGGTGCAAGTATTTCAGAGTTTGCCATCGAAGATATCTGTACGTTTTTTGGGATTGAGATCCAAGAAAGGAAATAAAAGTCAATGAACAAAAGAATTAAGAAGAAGATAGCTAAACGGCAGATACAAGAAAAGCAAGAAGAATTATACAAACAACTACGGAAATTAAGTTCTGAAGAAATTGAAGCTATAACTAAAATGATTAATCAGGCAGTTTCTAATATTCGCAAGGCTTTCTCTCAGATATTTGATAACTTGTTTACATTTTTGAAAAACTTGGAGGTGGAAATTGAAAAAATTGAGCGACGAAGAACTCAAAACGTTAGACAGAGAACTTTTCAAATTTCAAAACATTCAACGCACAATAGACTTAAGAAGGCTAGAATTAGAAACCAGAAACCCAGATGCTCAAAGTGGGCCAACTGTAGGAATAAGCAAACCTACCGAAACTATCGCAATCAGAATCGCAGATGATCCGACTTTAAAATTTCTTGAAGGATTTAAAGGGATTATTAACAAACTCTTAAGCAATCTAGTCGAGGAGGACAAAGAAATTTTCAATCTACGCTGGAGATACCCTCAACTGAGATGGGAAGAAATAGCAGAACAGAAATTCATGAGCAAAGCTACAATCTATCGACGTAGAAGGATTATCTTAGAACAGTACGCTATAATGAAAGGTGAGTTGTAAATAAGATTGAGACAAAAGACATCTTGAAGTCTCACAAAAAAAGGGCTATTATGATAGCATGAACTTCTGAAAACAAAAACACAAATCACATGTTGGAGTTATCCTATTTTTACAGAAAAGTTGTTTAACAGAGGAACATCATGAGTCAGCAACCAGCTGGCTTTTTGTTTTGTAGAAAGGAGGCAGTTATGGAATTTGTATCACCGATAAAAGACAATGATAATATTCAAGCTATGAAAGATTATCTCAGAGAATGGAATGAGATGTATTATATGCTATTCATCACAGGCCTGAATACTGGCTTACGAGTCGGAGATATACTTACCTTGAAAGTTAAAGATGTTCAAGGTTGGCACATCAAACTGAGAGAACGGAAGACTGGCAAGCAGATAACAAGACGGATGACAAAAGAACTCAAGAAAGAAATGAGGAGATATGTTGAAGGCAAACCATTTCATCATTTCTTATTCAAGAGTAGGCAAGGTCAGAATAAAGCGATCACTCGTGAGCGAGCCTATCAAATCATACATGAAGCAGCTGAAGAACTTGGCATTGATAATGTTGGCACACATACAATGCGCAAGACATTCGGCTATAAATATTACAACAAGACAAAGGACGTAGGAACATTACAGAAAATGTTCAATCACTCATCACCTGCAATCACCCTGAGATACATAGGGATAGAGCAAGCAGAGCTTGATGACGCACTACGGAACTTTGTCATTTAATTTTTTAGATATTACTTTCACATAATGAGTTAAGCATAAACTGAAAAAATGAAAGTCTTCAAAACCTATGATTAGTAAGGGTTTGAGATTTAGAGTGAGTTTAACAAAATATAAGATATGTGAAAGTGAGGGATAAAATTGGTATAGTTACAAGAGGTGAAAAATGGTAAAAGAATACCGTGATGATTTTCTTGGAGAAAAGGCCTTCGAGAAATTAAATAAAGATATTGATGCCAATCCTGAAGTTGGCTTTGAAATTGTTGGATATACTCAAACAGCATTTGTAAATGGAATGCATATACCGTTAACAGCCATACTAGTAAAATGGAATAATTTTTTTAAAGAATCAGAATGAGACAAAAGACATCTTGAAGTCTCACAAAAAAAGGTTT